AAAGCGGCAAGCGCGCCAAGTACACATGCCCCGACTGCAGCACGCATGTTTGGGGCAAGTCGGGATTGTCGATCACCTGCAATGCCTGCGCCTGCGAAATGAGCGGGGAGGCCTGACCCATGCAAAAGGACTTCGACCTTCTCGACGGCGTGGCTCTCAAGGGCTCGGTCGAGTTCGAATGGGACCGCTCCGGGCAGGAGGTCATCGCCTCGCTGATCCGCATCAAGACGCCATCGGGATTGATCGGCATCACGCGGCGCGGGCGCGGCCTTGAGGGCGAACTGTTCCGGGCGCTGGAAGACGCGCTGCTGACCGCCCACCGCGACGACGCCGACATTCAAGCCTTATACGCGCGCGCCTCGTTCCGTGAGCTTGGCGACCGTCTTTTGCAGCGGGAGCTACGCTAGATGCGCACGATCATCGTCCTTCTCATCGCATCAGCGCTTTTCTTGGTTCACGGCGTCGTCCTAACGCAACTGTGGGGCTGGTTCATTGTCCCGCTCGGCGTCCCTGCAATTTCCTTGGCATGGGCGGTCGGTCTTTCGTGCGTCGTGGGGCTTGTAACGCCACAGCCTGCGCCGGTCCCAAAAGATCGCGCTCTCGAATATCTCGGCATCATCACCACCAAACCGTTCGTCGTCTGGGCCATTGGCCTCGTCGCACACGCTTTCATGAGAGGTGCGTAATGCCCATCACCGCCATTCTCCGCGACGCCAACGGCACCGAGCAGAACCGCGTCAACTCCGAAAACATGGATTGCCTTCGGCTGCTGGTCGAGACGTTCTTGCTTCCCGGCGCCGGACCCGGCGACACCATCGAGATCGGAGAGCCGCAATGACCTTCGACGGATTCCTGATCGTCGTGATCTGCCTCTGGGCCGCACTCGTGATCGCATTCATCGCCTGGATCGCGCTGCCGCCCAAGCGCAAGCGACCGCCCCGGCTCGATGAACCCTATCCGTAGCGTCAGTTGCGTCAGCATTGAAACCATGTGTCCGGGGGGACATGACGATGACTGCATTTCGCGAGGCCGCTTCTATAGCGGCGACTGCTGGAGTTAGTGCCGCGTTCGTTGGCGTTTTGCTCGCCGTTCTTGTGATGGCGATGGCTGGTTGAGTTCGAGATACCCGCGCGGCCCTAGGGACCCTCTCTTCCGACGCACCACAGTTACCGATCCCACTGTGGGGGCCGCGCGGGTTGTCAGACAGGAGTGCAGCGCATGATTTTTGCCGATTGGGGCGTCGCCCTCGGAATTGTTCTTCTCGCCATCGGCGTCTACGGCCGCAGAGACAAGCTTTAGGGATGCCAACCGGGGGTGTTGTCACTCGGCTACCCGCCGGGTCGGACTAAGTAGGAAGGCGCGATCCGGACCCCGACTTGGCTGGATCTTCATACCGGCAAATCGCGCCAACGGCGGGAACAAATTCAGGAGCAGAGATGCAGACCAACATCATCGACATGCAGACGGAACGCGAGAAGCGGCAAGCCGACCGCTACGCCAACCCGAGTGCGGCCCGTGAAATCGGGGAGGCCCTGATCGCTGGCGCGTTCATCATCGGCGCGTTCTGGCTCGCGTGTTGGATTTTAGGCCCGAACATCTGGAAAGCGTGAGGCGTGCAATGGTCGACAAAATCCCGAAGTCCATCGTCAAGGCGATCTGCGAGATCAAGCGCTCGATGGAAGCCGTCGCCAAGACGCAGAAGAACAGCCACGGCGGCTATATGTTCGCCTCCACCGACGACATCTATGCGGCGTTGACCCGCAAGATGGGCCAGGTCGGGCTCGTGATCATGACGCTCGAAGACAAATGCGAAATCGTCCGCATCGAGAAGACGGCCAAGGACGGTACGCAGCAGACGGTCCAGTGGGCGCACATGGAATACTCGTTCGTGCTCGCCACCGACGAGGACACATGGACCGACGAGCGGGCGAAGCGCTCCCTCTATATTCAGGTCACGGGCCCGCAGACATTCCAGGCCGCGACCTCGTTTGCCGAGAAGGCCTATTACCGCTCGCTGTTCAAAATCCCGACCGGCGACGTTGATCTCGACTCCATCCCGCAAGCCGAAACCGAGGAAGCGCAAGCCGCGCTCAACGGCAACGGCGGCAAGCGGAAATCCTCATCCGCCGCGAAGAAGGACGGCACCGACAAGGTGTTCAACGAGATCAAGGCCAAGATCGAGAAGGCCGAAACGGCGGAGGTCTTGGAGCAAATCCCCGACCTCTACGCCGACGAGATCGGCACCTTGCCGCGCGCCTGGGGCGAGATCATCCAGCACACCTTTGAGGATCGCATGGCGGAGCTTCGGTCATGAACACGCTCCGCAAGGTCGCCGACGTCGTGACGCTCTACCCGGCCTTTGTCGAGGCGAAACGTCAGAGCGTCGACCCGCTCGACATCGAGTTGTCGGTGATCCGGAGCCTCCGCTGGGAACTCGCAAAACTCCCTGACGACTCCTCTGTCCTCCGCTGCATGACCTACCTGATGGACCACCTCGGCTACGAGCTGAAAGCGCCAAACCAATACGAGGAGTGACCGATGACCCTGATGCGCTGCTGCGACCAGAATTACGACGGTGACGAGCACGAGGATTGTCCCTGCTGCGGAGGTTCCCATGGACGTTCAAACGGAGACGACGCTGCCGGTGCGCTACGTGAAGGCCAAGGCGTCGGTGGAACCGTATCGGAGCCGGGTGAAACTGGCGCGGGAAGCAGCAGCGGATGGCAAGGGCTGGGAAGATCTGACGGTGGCGTTCCGCATCGGCGCTGAGCTGGCGAAACGAATGGTGGGACTGTGATGGCCTCTCGTATCAAACACCCGAAAGCACGGCTCGGAGACTTCCGCCCCCCATTGCGGGAACGGATGAAGGACAAGCCGTCCGCCCAGCAGCGCCGAGAGGGGAACTGCGAAAAGCACCTGGCCCTCATTCGTCAACTGCCGTGCTGCGTCACGGGGCGGGCGGGGCCAAACGATCCCCACCACCTACTCGGCGGACCAGCAGGGAAGGAACGCGCGTTCGGCCGGCGTTCAACAGACAGGTGGGCTGTTCCAATTTCCAGACACGAGCATGAAATCGCTCAGCGGCTCCACGGCAAAGGCGAGCTTGGGTTTTTCCGCGAGCGCGGGATTGCCGATCCGTACGAGCTCGCCGCGGCGCTCTGGAACGCACCCCGCGACGTGGAGATCATGACGAGAATTGTGCAGTCGCACATGGGACGACCCAGGCGGACGGGAGCGTGAGCGAGAGATGACCACACCCATGCAAAAATCGACAGATGGCGGGCCGGCGTTTCCGCTGCGGTCTGAGCGCCAGAGCGGCCCGTTCGAGACCGAAGTGACGACTTACTTCGGCATGAGCATCCGCGACTGGTTCGCCGGTCACGCGCTTGCTGGAATTTTGGCGAGCCTCGCTGGCGAAAAAGGCCAAATCCCCAACATTGAGAAGTCCGTGGCGGAGTCGGCCTACGACTATGCCGACGCGATGCTGAAAGCCCGCGAGGTCCCCCATGCCTAACCCAGAGACAAAACCCGACGCGCTTTTCGACAGCCGGAAAGATCAGCTTTCGAAAGTGAGCCTGCATCCCGGCCACGAACCGACCGACCCGCGCGTTGCTATGGTCGAGGAAATGGCCATCGACCAATGCGGCTATTGTGCTGACCGGACGCATCGCTGGCGGGATCGGCAATCAGGCGAGTTCGTCCATCTGGAAGAGTTCGGATACGACGCGAACTCGTGCGAGGCGCACAACATGCTCCGTATCGCCGTCGAGCACGGAGTGCCGATTTACACGGGTGCCGAGCTGGAATTCTCCGAGGACGAGCAGCCATGACCGCAGAGACAAAAGACGTGACGGAACGGCCCGCAATCACGCTGATCCAATGCGGATGCGGCGCACATAATAAATGCGAGCACGAGTGGGGCGGCTGGCGCGAAATCGATGGCGGGCGTGGCGGCGAGCAGTTCTGCCAGAAGTGCGGGCTCGGTGCGATGGCTCACACCCTCAGCTTGGATTGGTGACAACAAATGACCGACGCAAAGATTGCACACATGGCGAACCGCTTCCTGAACTGGAAGCTGCCTGACGGTTTCAATCCCGATGGTGGCATCAGCTTTGAGAAGATCGGCAACAAGGGCACGCCTCACGAGTACAAGCGCGAGCCGGTAGGCACGAACCTGCTTGGCTACGCTGATGCGGTGGCAATGGTCCGCCACATGCTCGAAGGTTTGCCCCAAGGCGATGATGTGGAAATGGACGCCAGACGGGACATCGGCTATCAGCCGGGCGAGCGCGATGCTCCACGGAACGCGAAGGATCAGGCAGACTGCCTCGCGCAGTTGCTTTACCGCAGAAACGCGCACGCCCGCGACCTGATCGGCGGAAGCAATGCGCAGATTTTGAACGACGCAATAGCCGAGATCGCCCGCCTCCGCTCCACCTCCAAAGCGGAGGTCCCCGAAGGATGGCAGTTGGTGCCGAAAGAGCCGACGGAGGAAATGTTGCTCGCCGCGCAGCGTGCCGTTGGCGACCACAGTGATCCCGAAGATTGGCTTGAAGACGAAGGCCGCGAGATCGCGCAGGTCTTCCGCGCCCTTCTTTCCGCCGCGCCACCTCCGCCCCACCCCACAAACCTTGCGCTACAAGCTACCAGTGTAGTGCAAGACGGGATGAGGGAAGCGCTGGAGCCGTTCGGCAACGTGTGTGGCGAAGGCAGTTCCGATTTCCCGGACGAAACGCCGGTCACCATCAAATTCGGACGCACCACGCACTTCGCCGTGAAACTCGGTGATTTCCGCCGTGCCCGCGCCGCTCTCGCAGCCGCCCCCACAATGGACGAACGTCCTCAATGTGACGGCCACGGCGCACTGACCCGGACCCGTCACGATCAGGATCAATTTGGTCCTGTCGTAGTCGACGAGACTACACAATGCCCCGGCTGCCCTGCCTGCGCCCCCACAATCGACGCCGTGGCAGAAGAACGGGCTATTGCCGACATCGCAGCCGAACGCCGTCGCCAGATCGAGACGGAAGGCTGGACGCCGGAACACGGCGACACGCATGACAAGGGCGAGCTGGCAGATGCAGCCGCCTGCTACGCGTCTCCGCAAAGCGTTGGCTTTGCCGGGGCCGTCTTCGGCCGATTGCCGTGGCCGTTTGAGCGCCAGTGGTTCAAGCCGCGAGACGCACGGAAGAACCTCATCCGCGCGGGCGCTCTGATCGTCGCCGAAATCGAACGCCTAGACCGCGCCGCCATACGCGCTCGCGGAACTGATGGGGGGACAAATGGCTGAGACTCTGCTGACCGAAAAACAATGGCGGACGCTCGATGATTTTCGGAACCACTGGCACGCGTTTTCCCAGTGCGATCTGATCCCAATCGACAGCGACGAATTCACATCACGGCTCGAAGCGGAGGGCTACATCGAAATGGCCACGGTGACGAAGCGGGTTCTGGCCGAAACATCATTCGCAGCCGAACTCGGCTTCGAACTCGGTGGGACATACTGGAAGCTAACCGACAAGGGCCACGCCGCTCTCGCGACCGGGGGGACAAATGGCTGATCACACGCCGGGGCCTTGGCACTACCAGGAGGAATCCGACGCATACACGCATATCGTGCGTGGCCCAACGGACAACTTCATCGTCCAGCTTCCCCAGGACACGAGCGGGCGCGCGGAAGCCAACGCCCGTCTCATAGCAGCAGCGCCAGCGATGCTAGAGGCGCTACAGGCAATCAGCAGCGACCCGTACGGCTGCGTGTTTTGCGACAGCGGTGCGCTGCACAATCCATCCAAAGGTCACGAGGATTCGTGCGGCTTCTTCAAAGCCCAGACCGCCATCGCTCTCGCCACTGGCGCAGACGCAAAAGAGGGGACAGCGGAATGAGCACAACAGGCGAACGCATCGAAGCGAACGCGGACCTGACGCTGTGGTGTGTCCACATTCTCGGCCCAGACGATGTTCTCGCAGCGCCGTCGCATGACGCCGCTGCCGTCCACGCCCATGAGTTGAACAAGGCGGTCCACAGCAGAGTGAGCGAGCCGAACGATGTCCTTTGCTTCGCATATGCCGCGCCGTGGCCGTACAGCCGTGAACATCACGCAGAGGCGGTTAAGGATTGGCTGAAGCACACGGCGCGGCGTTCCACCACTGTCGGCGCAGACGCAAAAGAGGGAGGGGCGGATGTCTAGCGTTCACCACCCTGATTGCGACCGGCTAATTGCGGTTCTCCATCCGATGACACGCGGCGTCCGAGTGAAGCGTGGTTATTGGATAACCGACCCAGACTGTGGGATGCACATCAACGAAAACGGCGGTGATTGGTGTTACCTCTGCGGCTCGGTGACCGTGCTGCAATTGCAAGCGCTCGATGCCGAGCGACGGGACGAATACACGCTCGACGGCGGCTGGCGGTCGGAGCACGACACCCCGCCCATGTGCGCGGGCTGCGGCGCAAAGATCGATGGCGCGCTCCTGCTCTACGGCGCCGTCTATGAGCTAGAGCATTTCCGAGAACACCCTCCGAAATCTGGTAGCGCCGACGACTGCTATGCGATCTGCGAAATGTTGGCCGCGCTCTCGTTTACCAGTGTCGAGGACGCACCACTGGCTCAAGAGGCCATTGCCATCGCAGACGCGATGCTCCGTAACGCCGATTCCACCCCTCTCCCCGCAGGGGGGCGGGTCAGCACGGATGGGGGTGCGGAGTGAAACGCAAAGAAGCTGAAGCCGCAGTCGATGCCATTTTCGCCGACTTGCGCGACCGACGTTTCCTGAAATGGCTCTTCGATCCGGACCCTGAAAACATGGGGCCGATCCTGCACAACAAGAACGGCGAACCGCTGATGGCGCTAGACCGAGGCGTTCAAGCCGAGATCCGCGAAGCATGGATCTCGATCCTTGTGGCAGGGGGGCGGGTCAGAGATGAGGGAGGGCACGCGAAATGAGCATCGAAATCGTGAGGATCACCGCGATCTGCATTTTTGCGTGCGTCGCCGTGGCGTCAATGGCTGCGTGCGAAGCTGACCAAGGTCGGGGTCGCACGAGTGTCGCGATTGCGAAACTGAAATGCGAGGCTCCCAATGAGTGAGACAGACGCGGTTCATTCGACCGTACAGGATAACGGTTCGGTCATCGATCCGGTGTGCCGGTGGCAGCCGATAGAGACGGCACCGAAGGACGGGACGCCGATCCTCATTTGGCAGCCCGACAAAGCGGCGCGCTTCGCAAGCGACTTCGACGATCTGCGATACGCCATCGGGTACTGGCGTACTGATGGTCGCGAAAGCTGGGGGAACCGAAACAGTTCGGAAGTGTGCCCGACCCACTGGCAGCCATTGCCCCTCCCACCGCCTCCTGATGACCGAACCAACGCCCCCGTGGCGCAGTCCGTGAGTTTGAACGAGGACACCCCATGACTCGTCCCTACCCCGTGCCTGAGGCTAGACCGAAGCGCATCCAGCTTTCGCGCGCCAAGGGCTGGCGTCTGCCGCCCAACACGGTGAAGGTCGATCGGACGACGGTCTTCGGAAACCCTTGGTCAGTGCGTGACGCCCGCGCGTGTGGCTACCACGGGACAGACACCGCACTCGCTAGCTGGTGCGTGAGCCTCTTCCGGGAATGGATCACCCGTCAGCGCGGCTCGCTCACGCCAATGCTGGAAAACAGCGATGCGAAGCTGGCGAAAATCGAAGAGCGCATGCCGCTCCTTCGCGGCAAGAATCTGGCCTGCTGGTGCAAGCCCGGCGAACCCTGCCATGCCGACGTGCTGTTGGAAATCGCGAATGCCGTTCCTGAGACTGGAGACGTGTGATGACCGACCTCGAGCCGGATTTCCCGCTTGATGAGCTGGCGGAGCGGCACGGCTACACGCTTGCCATGTTACGCACAGAGCGCCGCAAGGGCCGGTTGAAGGTCTCCCGCATCGCGGGCAAGCTTCGCTCCACCGACTCAGCCATCCGGGAGATGCGCCGGCTATGCCAAGAAGAGCAAAAGGCCCTCGACTCCATCTCCGGCCCGCCCGCGCCGATCGAGCCCCCGTCTGGGTCATCCTCGACCGAGGAACGGAAACAAGCACGGGATGCGGCGAACGCGACGTTGAGGGCTCTGAAAGAGCGCTTGCGGCCTACCTCACCGACAAATACGAGCCGCCAAAAACACACGGCAAGCTCGCCCGAACGGCCATCGCCGATGTCGTCAACGTCTATCTCAAAGAACGGGCGCCCAAAACTGCGCGTCCTGACTTCATCCTCGGCAACGCCACATCGGTCCTAGCCTGGTGGGGCGACAAGACGCTGGCGGACATCCGCGCCAAATCCTGCGACGAATACGTAGCGTGGCGCACCGCTCAGAAACGAAAGCGCCGGCACGATGGCACCGTGTCGAAACAGACTGCCCGCCACGAGCTCAAAATGCTGGCCACCGCAATCGGGTACTACCACAAGAATTACGGGCCATTGGATGCCATCCCGGCCCTGACGTTGCCGCCGGCGTCATCGCCGCGGGGCAATTACTGGCTGACGCGCAAGAAGGTGGCGGAGCGGCTGCGGGTGGCGCGGCGTCTGCCCAAGTGCAAGCACGTCGCTCGGCTGCTGATCACGGGCGTCTATTCCGGAACGCGCCCCGGCGCGACGAAGCGCATCCGGTGGATCCCGAGCGTCGATGGGGGATGGGTCGATCTCGAGAGCGAAACCCTGCACCGCCGCGGCGCGGACGAGATCGAGAGCAACAAGCGCCAGACCAAGGCGCGCATCCACCGCCGGCTGCTGCCGTGGCTGAAACGCTGGTACCATCAGGATATGGTGGTGGGGGTGAAGCGGCGCGTGAGCAAGGGCAAGTCGCGCCACAAGGTGACGGAGCCCTGCACCTATCTGATCCACTACGGCGGCAAGCCGATCGGCAAGGTGCGCCGCGCGTGGGCCTCGGTGGCGATCGCCGCCGGACACGCGACCAAGGTCAGGCGGAACGGGAAAGACTATTGGAAGATCCCGGACGGGCCGCACATCTGCCGCCATACTGCGGCGACCTGGCTGATGCAGTCGGGCGTTAAAACATCCGAGGCAGCCGGCTATCTGGGCATGAGCGAGAAGACCTTGCTGGAGGTCTATGGGCATCATCACCCGGACTTTCAGCAGCACGCCGCAAGTCACGATGGCAAGAAGAGAAAGACGCAGTGATGGAAGCCGTGCCGCACCTGCGAGAAACAGCCATTCATGGGCGTATTCGTGGGCGGACCGAAAAAGAGGACGACAGAACCGCAATGAACATTGGCGATCCCGGCAGGATTCGAACCTGCGACCCCCTGCTTAGAAGAAAGAGTATCCATCGGGTTTTAGGCGATTTCGGCGCGCCGCCGCCGCGATTCGTTGATGAGTCGTTTCCGCCGCGTTCACCCGATGCGTGGGCGTTTCATGGGCGGGTGTCGCCATGTGCACCCTGACCGCTGCCCTGCTCACCGCAGGCTTGCTTGGTATCGTCGTCGTCCTCGGCATCTGGGACCATCGCCGGCGACGGCAGGAGTGGGACAACGCCTCCGACGCAGAGCGCGCGGAGATCGAAGAGGACGAGGAGAACAGGCAATGGTGAGGACCACCGAACTCATCGAAATGCAGTGCGGGACGTGCGGCGTCTGGCACGCAATCCCGAAAGCAATGCGCGACAGCTGCAAAGAGGAAGGCGGCTACTGGCACTGCCCGAATGGGCACCAGCGCGGCTATCGTGAGGGCCTGCACGAGCGGGAGGCGCTTCGGCGGGAGCGGGACAAGCTCAAGCAGGACGCTGCCCGGCTGGAGCAAGAGCGCGAGGAAGCTCTTAAGGAGGCCCGTGCGATGAAGGACAAATACCTAAAGGTCCAGAAGCGCGCCGCGGCCGGCGTCTGCCCGTGCTGCAACCGGACATTCACCAACGTCCAGCGGCACATGAAGACGAAGCACCCGAACGTGGTGCCTCTTGAGCAGAAGAAAGTTTAATCTGACCCCAGCTAACCCGGATATATAGGAGAGGGAGCGGCGCGCGATGGAGCTATCGAAAATAGAAGTTAAGCCCGGCGTCGGAGACTCCATCGTCGCGGAGCTGCGCGCTGACGTGGCGTTAGGAGACAGAGGGTATTGGCTCGTGATCGGCGGGTGGGCCGGTACTGAGCCTGAGGCGCGGGCTCAGATTGAAGCCGCCTTGCAGGCATTGAACCTAGACGCCGACAAGATCGCAAATGCGATCTAGACGTCAGAATAGCGCCCACTCGTGCACATCCGGCCTGTGCTAGAGAGAGCCCGCAAAGAGAAACCGTGAAGGAATCGATGATGCATCCCGACGATTCTGTCGTGATCTACTCCGATGGACGCCCGAGTTTAACCCGGCGCGATTGTACCGTAGACAATTATACGACGATGCGGCGCGAGTATCTGAGCGTTGACGGCCAGGTGACATCATCGATGTCTGCTGCAGCTGTGATGGCCAAATATGGTCCTCCTCAGCTTCCGTGGGGAACATACAAAAAGTAAGGCGCTCAGAACAGCCACGGATGCGCCATCTGCGGCTGCGGCTTCGCCCGCTTCCGCCGGATCACCGGCGTCACCTTTCGGACCGGATACGGGATCGCCACCACGACGGTTTCCGGCTCGCGCGCCTGTGCCGCCGTGAGCTTCTGCGACAGCCCTTCCTGATACATTCGCGCTGCGAACAGCTCCGCCCGGCTCTGCTCGAGCGCCGCCGCAAGGTCGATCCTGGCCTTGTTCGCGTCCTCGGCCCACGACTGCCAGTCGCGCCAGCGTGACGCTGCCAGCGCCGCCGCGTCGGTCTTGACCGACAACGCAGCCTTGGTATCGAACAACTCCACCTGGCAGAAGGCGAGATCGTCGGCCGCGTTCACGGACTCGACCATGGACGGCCACAGCGCCGCGCCGAATCCGGCCGCAATCAGCAGGACCACGCAGCCGACGAGATAGGGCCAATCGTGCACAGGATCAGACCGGCGGGAACACGACGTAGTAGGCCACGCTGCCTATGGCCAGGCCGACCATCGACCACAGGTAGGCCGAGAACCGCGCCCTCATCTGGTGAGCCCGCGGATCAGTTCGGCGAGCGCGGGAAATTTGTCCTGCGCCAGCACGTAGATCGATCCCAGGATGGCCAGGATGGCCCGTTCGTGCAGCGTCAGGCGTTCGCTGTGGCCGTCGATCTGCTCCCCGTGATCCTCCGACTTCACCTCGAGCGTCGTGAGCCGGTTTTCCAGCTCCTTCGTCGAATGATCGGGATGGGAAGTGTTGGGCGAGGTTTGCCAGCGTGGCGGAGTCCAGTTCATAGGCCATCGTCCTGCCTCTTCAGCTCTTGGCTGCGTTTTCACCGGGCTTGCAGCCCCAGTTTACGCGTGCACCGTTGTCGCCTTCGATGTCGGAAGCCGTCTTTTCGGTGAGCACGTCGGACTTCGAAACGGTCTTGTGGCGCCAGTCCGTGCACAGCTCGTCAGCAGTCGCGACAATATAGCTTGCGCACCCGTTCAGGAGCGCCAGGCTGGCGAGCGCGATCGAACACTTGAGCATTTTTCGCATTGATCTTTTTCCCTTCCTGCTTGGAGGCCTCGAGCACTTTGGCCTTGCCGCGGCTTTGCTGGTCCAACGCGAAAATACCGAGAAACACGAGCACGGCCCCGACGCCGGCCGCGATGCGGCCGAGCTTCGTTGCGAGAAACGTGAGGATCATCGTCATGACGATTGCTCCTGCTTGGGCCAGAAGTAGAGCGCGGCCAGCACGGCGATCAGCAGAACGACCATGAGGGGGTTCTGCCATGACCACGACGCGAGGCCGGACAGCGTTTCGCCGAAGCCTCTCCACCCTGAAAACCACGACAGGTCAGGGGGACTCGGGAGGGACGGGGCTGGTGCTGGCGTGGAACTGGCCGCGGTGCCGGCCGTCATACCTGTCATCGTCAGCACCGGCTTGGACGTCACGACCTTGGAGACGCCCTCCTTCACTTTCGCCATGACGCCGATTCCGCTGGCCGGGTAAGCCGTGCGCGACAGCTCGAAGTGTGGCGTATCTCGTTGTTTCCAGTCCCCGCCCCAATCGATCGGGACGTTGCACTCCTTCGCCACCGCCTTCATCGCGGCCGCGATCTTATCCATGTCCGGGATGTCATAGCGGGCGTCCGGGTCCACCACATCGACCGCATGGCCCGTCAAATGCCTGCTGTTCAGCGTCCAGGACTTGCCGGCCGCGACAAGCTGCTTCTGCCGGGTGAGGTTGCGCAGCCCTTCCGTCACGATGAAGGGTTCGCGCTCCGCGGCCAGCTTCACCACCCGAACCAGGTCCGGATGCACGCCTTCGAGGTTCGTCAATGATCGTGCGTTGAGGGTCATGATTCATCTGTCCTGCGGATACGCAGCACACTATTGGCCGAGAAGACCGCCAGCCGGGGCTTCCTCGGAACCAAACATCGACGCGCCAAGTCCGGCCGTACCGAGCAGGCCGTACTTGCGGAGGATTTCGATCAGGGACGCGTCGTTGACGACGTAGTTATACGATCCCTCGCCGGCGTCCCGCGACATACCGTCGAGATAGCGGATGCCGGGAATGCCTGCCTCGCGGAGCAATTCCGCGGCCTCTTCCTCACGCAGAAACGGCTGCAAATCCTCAGCGTCCCAAAACGGACGGATGGCGTCCCTAATTGCAGGGGTCTGCGCGTTGAGCGGCTTGTCCCAGTCCACAAATTGCTCTGGCTCGGCATTGATGCGGACCTCGTACATCCGGCCGCGCTTGAGATGCCCGGCGCTCTCAATGGCTTTCACCGCCATGGCCGCGAGCGTTTCCTCGCTGTGGCCGGCTTTGATGAGATCGAGAGCCGGTTGACGCAAGTGCTCGGGGACATCCTGGGCGCTCGACAGGCGGCGGACGGCGTGCGCGCCGTAGGCACCAAGAAAATCTGACGCCACGCCCTCCGGCGTTTTGCCGAATTGGCTCCAATCGCCAGTCGCCGGGCCTCTGTAATTCCCCGCAACACCCGGCTTCTCGCCGAAGTAGAGGCCATGCCCGAACGCCTGCGCACCCTCGCCAGTGCCGATCTTCGACATATCGAACTCATCGAAGTCGTGAGGGGAGCCGTGGTAGGCGCGGATTCCTTTCGGCTGATCGAGTGCATTTGCGAGCAGCGAAGGAAGAGATGCGTTCGCATCGTTGGCGGCGAGCGTGACCTGCTGCCTAGCGGCGTTCCCTTGCAAACCGCCGCGGCTACCGGAGACGCGAACGCCGGAAAAGTTCGTGACGCCGGGAAAATCGCTCCGGATCTGCTCTCGAAGTTGACGGAGCCCTTTGACGCCCAGCGGGGTTGGGTTGTGGTGTCCACCCCCGAACCAATCGAACCACATCGTATCGCCGCGCACGTAGCCAGTGGCGCTACCGGCGTGCCCGCCGTCACCATCGACAATATTGTAGTGAAACGGCTGCTTGTCCCCGGCGAGAGATTCAGTGAATGCGTCATACCACGACGACCGCATGTCGCGTTTCAGGTCTCTCCCGTATTCAAATGCGGCCCTCGCTGAACCCGCGGGACCGTCACCCATATTTCTTGAAAGCCGGTATTGGGCAGCGACTTCCGGTAAAAGATTATCGATATGTGCCGCACCGAATAGCCCAAGCAATTCGGTCGGCGTATGTTCCGGGCTGACAGTTTCTTCTGGGCCACCAACGAGGCGGTATCCTCCTGCGTGTTCCCGTGCCTTGACCGCCCGTGCCGGATGTTCGAGTGCGGTTGCAGCTTGGTTGAGAACGTCACTTCCGCCCAATCCAAGCGCACCACGCGGGATAGCTCCGGCCCCCTTAGCAGCAACCCCTGCCATCGGCGCGATGCTGGCCGCATTGAACGCATCCAACGGCTGCGCAGTAGCCCCCGAGACGTATTGCCCGCCGTCATCGAAAACGGGAGCGCCCTCCTGCGCCACGAGCGACCGGATACCGCCTTCCCACGCATCTTTCAAAAACCCCGGCCATGCGAGTGTCAGCGACCCGTCTTCATACTGTCCTATGGGAAGCAGGGTTGCGCGGTCGACGACTTCTCTGGAGGGCGTATAGCCGCCGATCAGTCCGCCTTGCGGCTTACGGTAAAGCTCTGATAGCGGCATCATGGCTAGGCGACCTCACGGAACTGCCGCGCGACGAGCGCAAGAGCGGTGATGTCCGCGTCGATGCGGGACACCCGGTCCTCGAGCGACTTCAGGATTTGCACGATGGCCTGCGTTGACCGCTCCTGATCCATATGGCGGCGCTCAGCCGTGGTCAGGCCTTCGCGCAGCGCAGCCACATCGAGCGCAATCGGGGCCGGATCGAATGACGTTGACGGTGCCTCGCGGGGCGCGTTCGCGGCGACCTCCAGTCCTGCCACCCGATCGGCAAGGTTGGCGATGCCGTCCAGCACCGGGCCGAATTCAACCGGCGCCGAGACCGGCCGCGCCTCCAGCGCTGCAAACCTGGCCCACACCTCCGACAGGTCCGGGCCTTCGTGGCGCACCGTGACCGGGATCGACCCGCCATTGTTGACGAAATCAACCAGCCGTTCGAGAAGCTTGCGCTCGAACGTGTTTGAGGCCCTGAGATCGTCCAGCAGAAGCTCAGCCATCAGGTCTGGTTCCCGAACTGGACCCAGCGGATGGATGTCGCCGAATAGATGAACGTGAACGCGCCCTGCGTGGTCGTCGTGATGTCCGATCCGGTCAGCGTGAGAATCCTGTTCGCGGCCGCCGACGTCGCGTTGTTGGCGATCGTCAAGGCGAATTGCGGCGCGGCAAACACGCGGATCAGGCGCCCGTCGACACCGCCCGTAAATCCGCTGATCGTATAAACGCCGGTCGGGCCTTCGATGTAGAAGTTGGTCCCCGCCGGCAGCACGAGATCGGTATTCGCGCCGTTGACGCAGTTCAGTTCCACGAAGGGGTCGACGTTGTTCGTGCTGCCGCTATGGCCTACGCCGATGCACTCGTAATAGTCCCCGGCCGCGTTGTAGGCCGCGTGCACGATCTGGTTGATGTCCAGATCGCCCGCCAGCAGGCTGCCTCCGCCCTGCCGCCTGAGCGGCTTGGCATCGAGCGAATTGACGGTGAGCGTCGCGGTTCCGGTGTTGGCGACATGCACCCGGAACATAAACACCATGCCGGCCGTGTGCTCCGGATAGGCCGCGTTGGTGCTGATCGCATAGGCAGTCGCCGAGCCGGTGGTGAGCGTGACGCCTGATCGGTCCTTGTGGTACCGGGCGATCATGCCCTCGAGGGCGCGCGCGCCGTTGTTGAAGGTCGGGATTTTCTGCCCCTCGGGAAACCGCCCGACATTGCTGGCGTCATTGACAAGAAGATCTGCGATTTCCGCCATTGGGAGTCCTCGTAGGGCGTGCTAAGAAAAACGGATGAGCCCATTCGAACGAACAGGCTTCTATTTGCTGGGCGCTGCTCTAGGGGTGGCGCTGGCGTTTTTAGTCGGGTCGGTTATTCCAAAGCCGCAGGAAGGCCGCTGGAAAATCCAGCGAGTAGACCTTCCACCGTTCGCGCCCGCCGACCGGGCTTCTGAGCCGCTGCGGTCAACCCCCTGAGCACTCCCGGCGGCAATCCCTGCCCTGCAGGTGTCATCGCAATGTCGAGCATCGCGTTAGCGGATGCGGGCGTGATGCCTGAGAACCGATTTCCGGCACGCGCCAGCATGTCGAGCGCAGGCTGCAGACGCCCTGTCATCGCTTGGGCGGCCGTCATCGCGGCCTTCATCGGCGCACCTGCCTCGTCGGCATTGATCAGGTTCTGGTCGGTCTGTGACCCGCCCGTCACCTTCGCGCGCAAGCGCGTCTTCTTGCGCTCGTTGTCGAGCGTCCGCATGAATTGCGACCGCTGGCCCGCCTCGGGAAAAATGGCTTTGAGCTTGAGATTCATTTCCGGCGACGAGAACAGGCTCTTGGTGCGGTCGTTCCAGGCGCTGCCGCGGCGAATATCCTGTACAAGCGAGCGGGCCGCACCGATCCGGTAAAGGTCCGCCTCTGCCTTCGGCATCCCGCGCATTTTCCGCGTCAGTTCCTCGGGCTGCAGCGCCTTGAAGTCGTCCAACCCATCCTCAACGGCGCGGATCATCCCGCTTTCGTCGGAGAACTTGGACAAGGCGTGCCCGAGCGGCTTGTTGTGCTTGCCGATCAGCGCACCAAGCTCCCGGTTGAGCAACGTAAGGTCGCGCACGTCCCAATTGGCCTTGCTGTCGGGCGTGCCGCGCTTCAACCGGCCGATCTCGCGGTTGATTTCCATCTTGGCCCGGTGCAGCATTTCCCACGGGGCCATTTGATCGACGGTCTTGCCCGTCATGCCCTGGACGCTCTCCGTCGTTTTTTCGAAGATCCGCTGCACGTAACCGCGCGACCCAGCGAAGGCCTGGAAATCCTTGATTGCTTGCTGACTAAGTGGCTGCTGATAGCCCAGCGAGAAGGCTGGAGTCGCGCTGCTCGACCGCGCCTTCACAAGGTCGCCGGTTACGTCGAAAAACTCTTTCCCGTCCGCGAGCGTGGAGCGAAGCGCCTCTTCAATCCGGCGCGGCGCCGTCACTTGTCTGCGATCGAGGACGGTGCGGAACCGCTCGGCCCTGTCGTTCGGCATGTTGAATGCCTGGCGCGAGAGACGGCGCACGTTGTCGCCACCAATGTCGGCTAGCATCATCTGCGGGTCCGCCGCGGCCGCCCGCTGCCCGGTGTTTCGCACCTTGCTCATGGCCGCCGCTACAGCCCCAGGCGTGCCGCTGGCGCCAAGATCGCGCGCGAACGCCTCTCCCATCTTCTCCGCAGCCACGCCACTGGGGTCAGAATAGCCCCTGATCGGATTGGTGAAGCCGCGCCCGACTGCGGAGACGGCATCAATCGCCGCGGGGAATGCTGCACCAATGCCGCCGCCCATCGCAGCACCCGTTGCAGCGGTCGTGAGTTTGCCGGCGCCCTCGCCTGTTCCCGCGCCGTAGGCCGCGCCGTAGGCCGCCCCTTCCTTAGCCGCCGCGAACGATCGTGCGCCGAGCCCAAGGTCCGCTGACTTCGCCAGCGCACCCTTGATGCCGACCTTCGCGAGCCCGCCGGGCACGAGCAAAGCGCTGCCGATCTCGCTGCCGTAGAAGGCCAGCGGTTGATCTTTTCGGGCCGATGCCAATCGCTCGCGCGCGGTGCCAACCCGTTCCGAGTAGGCATCCGAAAATGATTTGTCCGACGCCAATGCGTCGATGCCGCCGCGCGCCGCGCCTTCGATCTCGTCCGCGAACCCGAACGTCAGCCCCTGCCCAACGCCCTGCGCCGCAGCCGACAGTGCTCCGGTCTCGGGCTTCTGCGCGGCATTGGTCTGCGATTGCACGAAGGCGAGCACGTCCGTTTCCGACGCGCCGTCAGGCGCCGTGACGTCGTAGCTCGCCCCGTCGGGCCCCGTGATGCGGTATGTGGGCATTAGTCGACCCTCTTAATGGACCAACCCGGAGTCTTCTTCGGCGGCGGCGGCAGTGCGGCAGGCGCCATTCCTGCCCTTTCGCGCGCGAGTTGCATCAAGCTTTCGACCTCACCTTTGAAGTCGGTGAGCGCCTGCTTGAAGCCGGCATCTGACTGGCGCAGGTTCTGCAGGCGCGCCAGCGCGTCGGTGGCTTTCTTGCCTTCGATCTCGGTAATCTGGCCGCCACCCTTGAGGCTTTCGAAGGCCTGCAGGAACGCACCGCCGCCGAGCTGGGCGATGCGCTCTTCCGTGTCCACGTTCCGGGGGTTGAACGTCGGCAGGAAGCCCTGCCAGCCGGTCACGTTCGGCAAGTTAGGGTCGCTCTGAACGCCCTGGATCTGTTCCATCATGCGATCGCCAGCCGCGAGCGCACGCGGGAGATCGGCAGCGGCCTTTCCTGCCGCTTCGCCGGATTGCTTTAGCCGCTGTTCTTCCGCCACGTTCTTGTCGACCGTGCGCGGTGTTCCTTGCGGATTGCCGGGGCTCGGCGAGACGAACTGCGTCCCCGTGTCGAGCCATTTCTCGGCGCGCTTCATGGTCAAGTATTGCTGCTTCTGTTCTGGCGAAAGACTTTGGAAATACTGCCACTCGCGGACGTTGGACGGCTGCTCGCCGCCGTTGGCCGCCTCCCGCTTCAGCTTCGCGATCTGCGCTTCCTTGTACTGGCGCTCGAGTCCGTTGGCGGGGTCCGCCTGCTTCATCAGGAACTCGAGCCCGCTCGAGGGGCCCGCCGCCTGTGCGATCTGCCTCACCTGGGGCGGGAGGTTGAGGCTCGGATCCGCGAGCAACCCTTGGAACGCCTGCTCCTGCTGCTTGCGCAAGGCCTGCTGGCGGCGGTCCTCCTGGAACCCCTGTCCGACCCGCATTCCCTGCAGCGCCCCGCCCATGCCCTCGCCGGCCAACAGGCTCGCCCCGCCGAGGAAGAGCGGGTTCGTGATGCCCTGTTCGAGATCGCCCCAGATTCCAGCCATGGTCCTGTCCCCCCTAGTTTCCAGTCCACCAGCCCTGCAGCGGCGAATAACCCTGTTGCCACGGCAGGCTGCCTTGCGGCGCGAGCGCGTTCGCTGCCGTCGGGCCGCCCATCATGCCGATCCCAGGAATGCCGCTCATCATGCCGATGCCCATCATGGCGGCCCCGCCGAGTTGCGATGCCGTGCTGGGCTTGCTGGTCGTGGTCGACGTGCCCTCCGACGTGCCGCCCATGCTGCCGTAGCCCTGCAGCAACGGCGCCGTCTCGAGATACGGCCGCAGCTTGGCCATGCGCTCATCTTCCCACTGCGCCCGGTCGTAGCCCTCGCTCAACTGCCCGGCCCCGATCTGCTGCTGCGCAATCTGAGCGTCGATGCCCGGCAGCAGCCCAGCCGCCTGCTGTTGGAACCCGCGTTCGTTCTGATATTGCTGGTAGCGCGGCGCCGCGAGACCCTGCGTCAGGCCCTTCATCAGGCTCCCCTGATGCGCTGTTGAGCCCGCCATGCCGGCACTCGAGAAGGTCGAATTGATGCTCGGCGCGACGGACGCGCGAATGCTCGCATCTAGCGCGGCCTGATGCGGATTTTCGGCGTTGAGATAACCGCCGTTGACGACGTTGGTCAGATAGTCGAGCGACGTGTTCGCTCCCCCTGCTCCGCCGAGCCGGTCGATGCCTTGAGCGGTCATGTCCGACATGGTGCCGTCGTAGGCCTCGGAGCTTCGCGGATCACTCATCCACGTCTGGATGCCCCCGAGGGACTGATCGATGGCGGGCCGCGCCGGATCGTAGGGATTGCGCGTCTCCGACGTTTTCTGCGTCTGCTTGCTTTTGCTCATCTCAAATGTCCCTCTCGATGATCACGGCAATCGGCCGCCATCCCGCGGCCTTCAGTGCTCGCGACCATCCAAGCCTGGTTGCAACGCTTTCCATCCGTACACACCCGAACGATGCCGCCCACGCGCGTATTGTCCGAACCGCAACCTCAAAACACCTTTCAAGGTCCGTGCACCCAGCAACAGGGACACCGCACGTCTTGCCCTTCGGCGTGTCGTAGACTTCCGTCAGCACGGCCCCGATGCAGGACCCGTCCTTGATCAGCCAAAGTTGCGCCGAGCCGTCGATGCAGCGCGCCTTGTAGCTCTCGACCGTCTCGAGCATGGCCGCGTCGCGCAGAGACTCGCGCACCCAGCGTTCCGCGAAGTGCCAGTTCTCCGCGACCTCGTGGGACTGGATTGGAACCAGCGTGGTCATGCGTAAATGCCGCCGTTGGTGACGCTGCCATTCACGTTGCCGGGCAGGAACGTAGCGCCGCCGCCGTTGGTCCAGATGGCGCCCAGCATGTCCGCCAGATAGCGGGTTCCGGTGGCGCTGCCGGTGAAGGTCGCGCCGTTGACCTGGATCGAGCCGTTGAGGAACACGTCAGCGAACCGTGACGAGAAGGCCGGCGTTCCGGTCAATGTCACGGTCTGGTTGACGACCTGGATCAGCCCGCCACTCTGCGCGCAATAGTGCATGATGGCGTTGCCGGTGATCGTGTAAGCCCCCTGGCAAACGACGATGCCGCCCTGGTTGGCAAAGATGTGCCGGCCGCTCGGCGTGAATGCGCCGAACTCGATTCCGCTGAAATAGACCAGCGCATTGTTCTGTACGAGAATGCCGTGACCGGTGGTGGCCGTAGTCTTCTGCAGCTTCATGTTGGTCAACTGGAACTCGCCGCCCGTGATGGCCTGGAAGCAGTGGTTCACGCCGGCCGGCGGGTCGATGATCGTTGTGGCGCCGGCACCCGAGATCTGGATGCGCCCACCGCCTGCCGGGCGCTTCAGCGTGACCTGCTCGGCAAATGTCCCTGCCCCGACGTTGATGGTCACGGTATAGATCGAGGTGTCGAGCGCGGCGGCGACGTTGGCCGCCTTCTGGATGGTCAGGAACGCCCCGCCGCTGGTGTTGGTCAGGCCGTCGTTGAGCGTGTCGCTGCCGTCGGTGCGCACATAGTAGTTGCGATTGGCGATCAGCACCTCGCGAATGCGGAAGTTCCAGCCGCGAGCCTCCTGGAACATCACGCAACGCCAATTGCCGGATGCGTCCGACACGAATTCGGCCATATCGCCGGCCTGCGTGGTCTTGTTGATCGCCCCCGGCAGGATCAGAGACGTGCCGTTGTGCGTCAGCGTCAGCGCGCCCGCGAACCTCACATAACGCCACTGATTGGCGACGGTGCCGAAGGAGGTGATCGTCGTGGAGCCCGTGATCTCGACCATGAGCCCGGCGGATGCGCCGATGTCGACCGTGGCCGCGCTCGCAATCGTCGCATCGGGCGCCGCGCCCGGCGTGAAGATGTCGCCGAGCACCGTATCGATGGCCGCGACGTGATCCGCAATCGACGTGCCGGCCGGGAGATAGTTGACGGCGTTGTGATTGGTTTCGATGCTGGAGCCGGTCAGCACCACCGTTCCAGACTGTCCATTGACCAGATCGACGGCGCCGGTGCCGTTCGATCCGGCCTGCGCCAGCAATTCCCAATGGCTGTTCGATGTGGTGGGCAGCGTCGGCGGCGGATTGCCGGAGGCCGGCGTGTCGTTGATATAGACCCACGTCGAGCCGAGCTCGCGCACCGCGTCGTTGAAATTGTAGGTCGTGCCGGCGTTGTAGTCTCCGGTGTGGTTGATCGGCGTGCCGGGCTCGCCCTGGGGGATGCCGAAGTCGAACACGGCCTCGGATGACGTGCCGGAATTGGTCACCGTCGCGGGATCGCCAGGATCGAGGGTATCGACCGTGCCCACTTCGACGGTGGCGGCATCACCCGGCACACCCTGGGGGCCTGTTTCGCCCTGGACGCCCGTATTGCCGCGCGGAATAGTGAGGTTCAGCGTTTGGCTGGGCGCCGTGCCGGTGATGCTCGCCGATGCCGAGGAACCCGCCGCGCCCGTCGTGACCGATCCGATCGCGAGGCTGTTGGCCGGACCCACGTCGCCAGCAATATTGATGGTCCAGGAGGCAATCGTGCCGGAGCCGCCAACGCGATCGACAGTCAGAACCAGCGTCGTGGAGCTGTACGACGCGACGATGCCTTCCATGTAGTTGGATGCGCTGGCGGTCGACGCGGCGCGCAACCGCTGACCGACCGTATAGCCGCGGCTGGTCTGGGTCGTGAATGTCTTGGAGCCGGTGCCGATCGTCAGCGACGTGGTGCTGGTGCCCTGAAAGCTGGGACCGGCCGGACCCTCGGGGCCGATCAGCGACGTGACCAGCGACCAGGTGCCGGAGCCTTTGACGTAGTACTCGGCCACGTCCTGGCGGAAATACACGTCGCCGTCGTTGCCCAGCGAATCGGCCGGGACACCGGAGCCGGCAAGGATGTTGGTCTGGGCCGCGACCAGCTCGGCGAGCGAGACCGAGATTTCGGAAACAGAATTCCAGTTCGGCGAGATGCGGGCGATGCCGTAGGCTTTCCCCGCACCAGTGGTGCCGGCATAGGCCGGGAAAATTTCGATCGACGTGTTGCCGCTGACGGCCGTGATCTCATAGCCGCGCCCGTCCGTGTCGGGAACCCACAGGTCCCCGACCTTCGCGTTCGCGAGCCACGCCGTCAGCGCGCCCGTCACGGTCTCCGAGCCATTGGTGGCCGTGACCGTGCCGGTTCGATACCATGCCGTCATTCAAGGGGTTCCTAAGTGAAAAGCGCACACTTGAGCTTGAGGGTCAGCGTGTGGGCGGTGAGCTGGTACGTGACGCCCTCCGGGGCTTTGGGCATGACCAAACGCTGGGCCATGAACACGGTCCCGGCCGTGGCATAAAATCGGTAGAGACACGCCGTCGTCGGCACGATGCTCACGCCCCCGCCCGCCCCCAGGACCGGCGCCGTCATCGCCCACACCAGATCCCCGCCCATGTACGTGGTCCAGCGCGAGAACCCGATGCCGTTGGTCAAACTCGTGCTCGCGAACATGACCGCTCCGATTACGAGATCGGCGCTGGCGTGGCAGGAGCCGATTGTCGTCACGTTGGTTTCGTCGCGCCGCGTGGCCGTGCTTGCGGTCAGGACAGGAACGTTGATCGTCAACTGCGGCAGCGTGGTCAGGATGTGAAACAGGTCCTGGTTGGTATCGAGCCGGGTTGCGCCGGCCGCGTTGGTCACCAGAACACGCCCCGCCGTGATGTCGATGGCCATCAGAGAAAGAACGCGGTGGCCGTGTTCGCAACCGTGGCCGGAGCGCTCGGGACCGCGAAACTCGATCCGCCGTAGTAGCCACGGACATTGTAGCCGCCAACCGTGAACCGCCATGCGAACACGTTGGCAAACGTTGGGATCGCAGTGCCGATCGCGAGGCTTGGCCCCTTCAGAAGCGACGATACCGTGCCTGTCGCTGCGGTCTGGATGTAGCGGAAATTGGAATCGAACTGACCGCCGTTGAAGCGGACGCGCGTTGCCTCGATGTCGATCAGGTCTGTCATGACTGCAGAATCTCGTCGGTGACCCAAACCGTGATCGGTAGCGTGATGGCCGGCAGCCGGCACTCGGAAAAGCCGGTCGCCGAAAGCCGATCAACGACCGTGTATTCGAACGCGGTGACGTGCGTGGCGTCCGCCCCGACCGATACCCACCGGGCCCACGGCCGTTCCGTCGTGCCATCGCCGTAATACGTGGCCATTTGCACCGGCACAGAACCGCAAAACGGCACCTTGTTGCCGGCGATGGTGACGGACGCGAGCACCCATGGAAACCCCGGCCGCCCATGCGCAAACAGCGTGGTGCTCTGTGTCGTCGTGTGCGCCGGCGCGGTATTGATGCCACCGCTGACGACAGTGCGGGCCGGGAACGTCACGTTGACCGTCTGTTCGGCGATGATCTTGGGATAAGCCAGATCAGAATGAAACTTGAGCCGAGACAGGTTCGTAAGCGGCGAGGTGTGCGGGCTTTCGTCCGCTGGATTGCCCTCGTAGATCGACACGTCGCCGCCGCCCGCGGCGGTAACCAGCAGCGTGACCGTCATGACGAGATCTTGAGCCGCTTGTTGTCGAGATCTACGATAAAGGTTCCGTCCGCGCGTTGCAGTTTGCCAGCCGTGATGGTGCCGAGGTTGGCCACGATCGCCGACAGCGTCGAAGCCACGATTTTCGCCGCCGTGATGGTGCCGTTGGCGATCATGTCGCCGCGCAGCGCCAGCTTGGTCACGCCGGCGACGTTTTGAATGCTGAACACGGGAACCGGCGCGCCGCCCGTGAGGTTGGGCTGGGCAATCTGGAACTTGTCGGCCACCACCGTGAAATTCGTGCCCGCCGCCGTACCGTCCAACTGCACCAGGCCCGTGACCTGCCCGTTCTGGTTCAGCGTGACCGAATAGCGCTGCTCGATGCCGTCGACGCTGGTCGTCAGGACCTGGACCTGCGCGATGTTGCCGTTGAGCGCCGTCGAAATGGTCTGATCGACTGCCGCCAAGGCCGTATCGCCGTCGGCGCGCGCCGTGACCTCTTCCGTGATCGACGCCAGCGCGTTCAAAAGCTGGGCTTCGAACGTCGACAATTGCGAGACGAACGCTTCGCGGTCCGTCAACCGGGCCTGCTGCTCGACGCGGATCGAAATCTTGTTCTTCTGCCCTTCGACCAGCGCCCGGATGGTCGCTTCCGCCCCCTCCTGGCTGCGCTTGATGCCGTCGAGCACCATGTTGCTGAGGGTGCCGAGGAGCGTGTCGACCTCGGTTACCAGCGACAATTCGAAGGCCTGTTGCGCGGTCAGCGCGCCGCCGGTTTCGATCAGGGCCAGTTGGGCCAGAATGGCGGCGATCTCCGCTTTCTCCGCGTTGATGGCATCGCGCAGAGCGTCGAGATCGACGCTATCGGTGTTCTGCTCCCGGTTCAGCCGGTCGATCAGCACCCGCAGCGCTTCGAAAATCTGCTCCGGTGCTTTCCCCCGCGGATAGGGGAAGAGCGTCCCGCCTCCGTTAACGGTCACCGGAAGCCGTCCCGTCGGTCAGAATGCCCGTTGCCTCGGTCCAGTCCGCGCCGGCGGCGATGGTCACGAGGCCCCGCACATAGCGCCCCTCGGCATACATCGGGCAGAACCCTTCCTCGTTCATGGCCGCGGCCGCAGACACCGTTTCCGTCTCATCCAGGCGGCGAATCCGCGTTGCGACCCGGCCCGTCACATGCGCGGGCGCGGCGTCAACAACCGGCCACAGCTCGGACACGAACGTCTTGCGGGCCGCCTGCTCATAGGTTGCGGTCGCGAGCTCGGCCGCCCGGTTTGGCCCCACGAACTGGCACACGCGGCGGTCACCGTCGACAACGGCCCACTGCTTGCGGGTTTCGCGAAACAGAGGGCTGTCGATCGAAATATCGGCAAAGGCTGCGGCGTCGGCGTCGGCGGTGCCGAACATCTCGACCAGCCCATCCTCGTCGTCGCCGTCGATCGGCTCGCGGTTGACCTCAAAACCGAACTGGCTATCGAATTCGTCGTGGGTCCACTTATTGTCTTCCCACGAGTAGATCAGCACTTCCGACGGCATGATCGCGGCCCCGGTCGGGAACGCCACCATCCAGCACTTGCGCGCCGCGTCGATCGCAGCCCAGACCTTGTGCCGGTAGCCGTAGTTGAGCCGGCCCGAGAAGTATTTATCGACGGTTCCTTGTCCGATCGGCGTCGCCGCGAGGCCGTCGAAAGTATAAAAGCCGTCCTCGGCGGTGCAGAACGCCACCTTACCCCACGGGCTCCAGGCGTTCGGACCGCAGACGCCGCGCCCGCCCTCAACCTCGTCAATGAAGAATGGCGCCGCGGCGCCGGTGTAGGCCAAGCGCACGATGCCGCGTTCCTGAAAGATCACCCCCTGCTCGCCGCCCCAGCCGGCCACAATCAGGCCGTTGGCCTGGTTGATCTCGGCCTGGAACGCCTGCGTCTCCGGATCCGGGTCCCACTGCGTGATGTTGTTGAAGCCCGAGCAGTTGACGATGTTTCCGGAGCAGATGAACAGGTGGTTGCGCACGCGAAACACGGTATCGCCGAAGGGCGCGTTCTCGAGGTCGTCAAACACCTCCGACGATTCCATAATGAACCGCTGGGGCGCCACGCCGCGCGCGATCGCGATCACGTTGTTGCCGAACTGCTCGAGAGTCCACGCCCAGTCGCCGGAGGCTGCATAACCGCCGGGCTTGGAGACGTCCGTAGGGATCTTGCCGACCAGCCGATAGAGCCGCCCTTCATCGCCGAGGAACACCACCGGGAACCCGGCGCTGTCGTAGAAGCCCTTGCCGCCGATGCAGTCATCGTTCAGAAGCGCGCCGGGCCTGATCTGCGAGAGGTCGGGCAACGGGGCATAGCGGCCTGACGACGGCAGCACGCCTTTGATCAATTGGCTCTGCCCGCCCAGAATGGACTGGTCCGGCGCGAACTCGCCGAACGGGACGACGGTCTTGGTGCGCATCAGACGCCGAACCCGACACGTTTGCGCAGCGGGCCGCCAAACGAACGGGCCCCCACGGTGTAGCGGTTCGCCGCGTCGACGGCGTCGGCGTAGAACTGCCGGGACTTCTGAATTTCCCCGTCGTCGCGCAGCTTGATGAACAGGCTCATCTGGCAGGAGAACAGATAGACGCCCGGCCATTTGGCGAGAATGACGTTCGTGTCCCCGTCCTCTTCCATGGCATCGGGTCGGGCGTAGTACAGGATTTTGGCGTCGCCCGTGAGCCCCGGCGCGATCTTGACCGCGTTGCCCTCGATCGTGTACGCGACCGGCCACGGCCCACTGCGGCGATTGTATTCCTCAGGATAGAAGACGCTCGGCGGCTCATAGCCGAGCGATACAGAGCGCCCGCCGGTGCCGGTCCAGTAGATCGCCCGCTTGTCGAGAAAGTCCTCCGGAAGCTCTGCTTCGCCGTCGGTAAACGCGAGGTCGTCGCTGGTTTCCATGTCCAGCACGCGCAGCGGTTGCACGGTGCCGTCGCCGTAGAATATGCGCTGCTCGGCGAGCGGCAGGATTTCATCCGCAAACCAGGCGACCGCCGTGGCGTCCCCAGCCCGAGGGCCAAGAACGGCCGTGCGCAACTCAGCGAGCGTCCCGAGGCCCATCAGTCGATCTCCCGCGCCCAGCCACGCTGCACAAAGATGTCGGCATAGCTGGTGTCGATGATCGCGCCTTCCTCGTCGTGCATCCCGTGCTCGGACCAGCACATCGCTGCGGCGCCGGCGGCCGTGATCTCGACGCGGCGCTTCGCGGGCCTGACCTTCTTCTCGGGCTGCGGCGGCTTGAAGCCGGGTTCGTCGGTCTCGATCGGCGTCTGGTCGACCGGGTCGCGAACGACCTTGTTCTTGCGCGTCATATGATGACCTCCTGCGTCTTCAGATACCGATACTCGTTCGAATTCAGCAGACGCGTGAGCAGGTCTTGGTGCTCAGGCCTCAATGGATCGACGCCGTATTCCTTAATCCATTGATATTGAATGGTTACCGGCACGGAAGCATAGTGCCGGAACTCGCTTTTCCGGTCGACGCTTTCGCCCTGGCAGGCCTTGTTGTGATCGAGCAGCGGCTCGACGTCCTGCTGGTAGTGGAGCGCGAACGTCCCGTCACCGAAGCCCTCGTAATCGATACGAAGGCCCCGGGACGGGTCATACTCGAAGAGACGACGCTGACCCATGGGTTAGGTCTGATCCACGGCGTCGGTGTCGATGTCGGCCAGCACGCCGTTCTTCTGCTCGTCGGCGCACTCGAGCGTGAGTTCGGCTGCAAGCATCTTGCGGTCGGAATGGCCGAGTTTGGCAAGCGGAGAGGTCTTCAGCGGCTGCAGGAATCGGGCCGACCACGAACTCATGTCGAGCACGAGCGCCGTGCGGTTCGCGTCCTCGATGTCGGTACGGGCCTTGTTGGTCCAGGTGTTGTCGCGGCCGGTGCCGTGGCACATGAACCGGTTCGGCACGATCGAGTGCAGTCCGAAGTCGGACTTGTAGATGTCGGCCGCCGCGATGATCACGGCGGCCTTGGTGCCTGGGTTGTCGCGGTACTGGGTCGCGATGCCGGTGAAGCCCGAGAACTTCTGCTTCATGGCGCCGTTGACCATGATGGTCGACGGGTTGCCGCCGCGCATCCAGGCCTGTTGGATCACGTCCTTGAGCAGCGCTTCCGTGGCCTGGCGGAGCGTGCCGTCGGTCGCCGCCACGATCAGGCCCGTGCCTGTGTTATAGCCGCCCGACGAGCCGGTGGCGCCGCGGGAGACGTTGGTCTTGATGTAGGCCTCGGCGCCGCCCATCTGACCGGCGGTCCCCGCCGCTCCGAGAACGGAGGCATAGTTGCCGGTGGCCCGGGCCTCGAAGTCGCGCTTGATTTCCTTGCCGCGCTTCAGGACCTGATAGGCGAGCTCGTCCTCGCGGCCGGCGGCTTCGACCGCCTGCGCCGTGCTGGACACCTCGACCACCTTGTCGAAGAGCTGCACGACGTTCTTGAGGCGCACGGGCTGGGTGCCGGCGTCGTTGGCGGCGGTATCGCCTTCGATGTTCATGTTGGCGGGATCGGGAGCCGCGAGGCTGTCGGTCTGCCACTCGGGCGTGCGGTTCTTGGCGCTCTTCTTCGAGATCCCCGAATAGAACGGAACCTCCGTCGGATCGATCATGGTGATCGTGTCCGACAGGTCTTCTCGGATGCCGACCATAGCGAAGGTCTGCACCGTGTTGGATGCAACGGTCATGATAATTGTCCTTGTCTGAGGGGTGCTAGATCAGGCCTTTGACGGCCTTGACGGCATCGTGGATGCTCCCGGTCTGGCTCAGCTTGGCCATCGCCTGGGATCGTCCTGCCGCCTTCGAGTCGGTCGTGATACGCGCTGCACCCTTCACAAGCTTCGGCTTCTGGCGAACGACCTTGACCGCCTCGGCCTGTTTCGCTTTCGACGCGCGAAACTCCAGCGCATCGCGGATCACAAGAAACATCCGGTGGTCCGTCGTCGCTGCGATTTCCTCGGGAGTGAAGCCGTAATCCTTGCGCAGGACTTCGGTCACCTTCTTCACCGTCTCCGGGCTCTTGGCCTCGGGCCAGGCCTTGTAAAGCGCCTCGCGCTCGCCTGCGAGATGCGCCTTCATCAGAGCGGCGTTCTGCTCGGTCTGCTCTTTCGTCAGCGTCTCATGCTGCTTGGCGATGTCCGCGATCGCCGCCTTGGTCTGCTCGAACTGCTGATAGGCCATGCGGTAGGCGGCGGGGTCGTAACTGGGATGGCTTTCGTCCAGCATCGCCGTGCTCGGCGGCTGCGGGTTGAACAGCTTGGAGACGAACTCAAGGCCCTTGAGGTACTGCCCGCGGGCCTGGACCGTCTCAAGCACGGCCGTCTTATATTCGGCCGGGACGTGCGCGGATTCGGAGCGCAGCGTTTCGAGCTCGGTTTCGAGCTTGGCGGCCTTCTCGTAGCCCTCCACGAGCTCGGACAGCTTGCGCCGCGTCGGGTCCTTGCCCTCGGCCTCGGGCGGGAACTCGAACTCGAGGTCCTCGTCGTCATCGGCAGCGGCCTTGGCCGGATCATCCTCGACCTTGGCCTCGGCCGGCGGTTTGCCGGTCTTCAGGTCCACGACCTTGTTTTCCGGGTCGTCGGAGACGGCGGGCTTTTCGGCCGCCTTGAACTTGCCGCTGGGCTCACGCTCGCGCTCGGCGCGCATGGAATTGGCGAGCAGGGCCGCGCCGCTGTCCATCGTCAGCGCTGACGGGGGCTCTGCGAAATCGAACGCGGGCTCGTCGCCGCCGGCACCCTCGTCTTCAGGCTTGAAGCAGACCTGAAAGAACTTGTTGGTGGCGAGCGCGGCAGCGCCCGCGATGATGGGCTGGAACTGCACATCGATCGCCGAGATGTCCGAGACGTCGATCTTATCCATTGGCTTTGGCCTTTTCCATTTGCTTGCGGCCGAACGTGGCCTCGGTTTGCAGGTAGGATTTGAGGTTGCGGACGACCCTGATCTGCATCGCGCAGTCGCGCCGCGTGCCGTCGTCGCTGAGATCGGCCGTCAGCATCTCCGCGATAAGACGCCGCTCTTCATCGGCGAACCACGCGGTAACAACGTCGTCGGAGATCAGCCGCTCGGCGGCGAGCCCGCGGTTGATCTGATCCTGTTCGCGCTCTTCCTTCGGGCGTGACGGCTTCATTTCGCGAGGCTCCCACCGGGCCGGCTCTTCTTCATCGCGGGCTTAGAACCGTTGGCCTTGGCCTTGGCGTTTTCCCTCGCCGCGATCGCACCCACGGCGGCCTGCCGTTGGCTGTCGCGCTCGGCCTGCTCGCCTTCCATGTCCATGCGCATCTGCTCGAGGCGGGCCTCCATGTTCATGCGCATGACGGCGATGCGCTCTTCCATGGCGACGCGGATTTCCGCGAGCTGCTGCTCGGACTGGACCTTGAACGCGGCCAGCTCGCGCTCGGAGGCGAGTTTCTGAGCCTGCGCCTGCTGGTCGAACGCCTGCTTCTGCTGCTGGAGCTGGGCGGCGACCTGCGCCTTCTCCGTCTCCAGCTTGTTCTTCATCTGCGCCTCGACCAGCTTCGGGTCGGGCTGCGGCTCGGGTGCGAAGTCCTCCGGCACCTCGCCGAAGAACAGGCTCGGATCGAGGAAACCCATGGTCGTGGCCATGTTGGCCAGCGTGTTGCGGTAGTGCTGCAGCGTCACCAGCGGGTTTGACGCGCCGGCCTGAAGTAGGACTTGCTCCTGCTTGGCCGCGATCAGCGACAGGTTGCCGAGGCGCTGGTGCTTCGATACGCCGGCCTCGCCGACGTTGACCGAAACCGAGACTTCATCCGACCACGTGCGCGGATCGACCTCGCACCACTGCCCGAATAGCTTGACCTGGCGCGGCTTGTCCTGATGCGCCGCAAGCAACTGCGCCGCACGCTTGAACACGTCCTCGAGGCCGGCCCCGAGCCAGGTGGCGATCAGCTCGATACGGGAGCGCCCGGCCGCCTGCAGCAGCTCGATCCCCGTCGCCGTCTTGTTGAGCGACGCCGGGTCCATACCCTGCTTGTGCTTGGTGTTGCCCGAGGCTTCCTGCTTGCGCTGGTCGAAGTATTCGAGCGCGTTGAGCGCCGGCCCCGAGATGTCGGGCGCCGTGACCTCGAGCACCGCAGCGTTGGGGTCGCCCTTGACCGGGATGACGCCGGACAGCTCGTTATCGGCCACGGCATCGATGCCGTTCTGGTCCATGGCCTGCGTGTTGACGTAGGTCCTGGGCGATAGGGTCGACGCGAGGCTGTCGAGATAGGACCGCGTGATTTCCGTGCGAATGCGCTGGATGTCGTCCAGCATGTCCGCAATCGAGAGGCCAATAGCCCGGTGCGAAACCCGGTTCGGGCTCCACAGCACATAGTCCGAGGCCTCGACCGCATAGTTTTCGAGCACAACCGTGCCGACGCGCTTGACGTAGCGCAGCTCGACAATCCCGTCGCCGTCGAAGTCCACACGGACGTATTCCTCGTGGAGAATGACCTGGCGGCGGCCCTTGTCCTGGTTGTTCGGCTCCGGGTCGATGTTGTCGTCGGGATAGCGGGCCTGCTTGCGGCCGTCGTCCCAGATCGAGTCCGCCCAGTTGGCCGCGGCGCTCAACCCGTCAAGGTCCTCTTCCTTTTCAGGGTAGGACCGCTTCAGTTCCGCGAGGTACGCCGGGCGCTTGCGGCGGTGGTACTTGGCATCGCAGATGTTGCGCGCCGTCTTGGTGAGGGCGAACTCCTCGGGCGGCACGGCCTCGATATGAACCCGGCCCATCTTGGGCGTGCGGCGCACCTCGAGCGTGAAGACGCCGTTTTCCTCGTCCTGCGAGAGGATTTCGTATTCCGGGTCGTCGGTGTAGCGGAGAAGCTGCTCGGCGCTCACGCCCTCGATCGTCTGGGGCGGCTTCGGCTCCGGGTCTTCCCAGGAGACCTGCATGATGCCGACGCGCTGAACGAGGCCATCAAAGGCGAAGTCAAAAATGTTTTCCTTGCCGCGGTTGTCCTTGAAGAACACGTGCGACAGGTAGGCGGCCTGGATGTCGACCTTGCTTTTCTTGCTCAGGATCGGCTTGCCGTCGGGACCAGCGCCCATCTGGTAGGGCTGATCGTCCTCGGGCTTGCTGGCTTCGATGCTGACCAGATCGACCGGGCTCGCGAAGCAGCGCATGAGGTCGGGCATGATCGAGTTGACGTCATCGGCGATGTCGCGCGATACGACCTTGGACCGGCCCTCCTTCTCGTTGCCGTAGGGGCGACCGAAATACCAGTTGAGCCCGTTCTCCTGGACCTTGGCCAGCTCGGAGTCGTGATACGACGCCGCGTCCGCGTCCTCCTGGCGGAGAATGCGGATCAGGTCCTCCTCATCCATTTTGCTGGCCTTGGGCACTAAGCAATCCTCGCGGTCTTACGTTTGAGGTTGGCGGTCTTGCTGGCGCGGCTCGGGTCCTCGTAGCCGACGCACATCAGCCCGTAGGCGTCAGCGCCGTGCGATGACCAGTCGTGTTCGGGGCCAAGCCCGATGTCGCGATCGTCCTCGGACTTCTTCTCGTGGTACCAGCCGAGCGCATCGCGGCCGGCTTCCGTCGACGTCTCGTCAAACCAGACCGCTGGGAACACGCGCCGGGCCGCCTCAATGCGCATCCGGGCCGCGCCCTTCCCCTGATTGGGGATCACGGTCACGTTGTAGCCGGCGGCGCGGAACGCGCTTTCGAATGAGACGTCGTAGATGCGATCGTTCGTTGCCCCGTCGTGGGGCAGGTAGATGTCGGCGCGCGCCGGGCTGTAGCCCTTGAGGTGCAGCCATTCGATATGCGAGGCGAGCGGTTGCCCCACGGCCTCGTAATAGTCCCGGGTCCGTATCTGGGCGCCGATGAACTGCGCCGGCCACATCGAGAAGGCGTCTGCCTTCGCCCCCGTGCCGCCGAGGTCGCAGAACACACGCACCCGCATGAGCGGATCGAACGCGACCGGGCCAATGCGCCCTTGTTCCTTGGCCGACTTCAGCGCCGATGCGAAGTAGGCGCCCTCCACGACCGAGACGAAATCGCCCTCCCACACGTGGTCATACTGCTCGGGGCGCTTGATCCGGTCCTCGCGGCGCGTCTTGTCGAGCGTGGCGGGAAACCACGGGTTGTCGCGCCAGTTGAGCGACACGATTTTGGCGCCCTCGGGCGGGTCGTCGCGGAACCGCTTGTGGGTTGCCGACTTCTTGCGCTCCGGGTTCCACGTCACCCAGATTTCCGAGCCGTCCTCGCGCACCGTCGGTATGGCCTTGGCCCAGGCCTTTTCGGATACCGGCTCAGCCTCATCCACCCACAGCAGCCGGATCCGCGCCTTGGACTTGATGCTGTCCAGGTTATGGCGGAGACCGATGAACGCGAACTCGATCCGCTTGCATTTGGTGCGGATGAACTTCTCGCCGACCTCGTAAGCTGCCGCCAGCCACGGCTCGGACGCGATCGCAGCCTTGACCTCGGCGAAAGAGCTTTCGTCCAGCGAGTTCATGAACTCACGGCCACACACGATCACGCCGGGCAGATTGGCCCTGGCGAACCGTAAGCCGAACACAGCCGCCATCTTGGCGAAGGTCCGCGTCTTGGCCGAACCACGACCGCCATACGCCCCTCGGTACATGGCCTCTCCCGTGAACACCGGGATCAGCTTGGGGGGCAGCTCAATGCGCTGCGTGGTCATCACTCTCGGAGAGCGGGGCGACAAGCTCGATACGGCTGACGGCAACCGTCGCGTCGACTTCAGCCTTGACGTCGACGGAGCCTAGCTTGGGCTTCTCGTAGCCAATGGCGGCCGTGGCGGCAGCGAGCCGGTCTTTCACGGGCAGCGTCCGGTCCTTGTAGATCGCCATGAGGAAGGCGTGCGCATCGCCGTCGAAGGCGTCGGGGAGCAGGTCATTGAGGACTTTCGCGGTCTCCTCGACCTTCTTCTCCCGTTCCTTCGTGTACTGGCTCTTGGCGCCTTTCGGCCTGCCGCGGGGATTTCCGGTTTTTCTGCCCATTTTCCGATTTTCGCCCAATTAATAATTGGGATGAGTTGCATGTTCCACGTGAAACGTCGGCTAGTCCTTAGGGCGCCACCAGAACAGCAGGCCATCGTGCTTTGGTTCGCAAATGCCTACGAGGACAACACTGGGGTCAGACCAAAGAGGGTCGTCTGCTTGCAGACGCTTCAATGCGTCTTCCCGCGTTTTGGCATCAACGGCGGCTAGGATCCTGCCGTTTGCCCTCGTCACTTCGAACAGATGCCATTTCATGCTGCTGCCATCGTCTCGGCTTCTAGGCCTCTCCACATCTCCACGAGCCTTGCGACACCGGGGCGGGCCATGTCTTCAGCGGTGCGGTCGAACAGGGCGCGGCGGAGCGCGCTTTTGACGTGAACGATGCGGGTCCGGCCGGGGTCGAACGCGTTCCAGGCCGAGTCCTCGCAGTTCCACTCCCGGCAGGGGATGCCGATCAGGTTGACCTTGAGTGCGCGCTTGAGGCCGCCCTTGCCGCATCCCCAGTCCAGCACCGGTCAGCGCCCTTGCATCTTCATGCGGAGTTTGTCGGCCCACACGTCGCGGATGTTGGGCTCGACGGCGTTACTGAAGCCGTAGTATGCCCCTATGGGGCCGCCAACGAGACCCGACAAAAACGGCTGAAGCAGCCGTTCCCCTGCCATCGTCGGGCTTTCCTGCACCGGACCACCTTGCGTTCCCTGCATTCCGGGCTGGCCCGGAGCGCCCTGGCGGAGCGCGAGAAGCTGCTGGAGAATCTGTAGCTGGGCGGGGTCCATGGCGTTCAGCTCCGATTCATATCGCTTGGGCTAGGGTGTCCGTACCGTTGGAGTTGGCGTACCTGACCAACGGAAACGCCCTCGCGCTTGTACAGCGTTGCGAGGGCGTCGTGTCGTGGTGCTTTGGGCGCAGTGCCGCCGTCACGGGCCTCGGCAATTTCAGGATTGCCTTACCCTGCGTTGGGTATCGTCTCGCTCATACTCGAGGCGCACTAGGGTCCACCCGATTCGACGGGTAGATGATTTGAACGCGGCCAGTCAAGGGGCTGTTGCCTGATGCGCGCGGGTTTCAGCGCGAGCGTGACGCAACTACCTCGCCATCCTTCAATTTCACCCGCTTGAGACCGGCAGCGATGAGCGCAGATTCCTTGTCGATGTCCGCCTTGGCCTTGGCGAGCGCCTCGCCTTTCAAACCCGCACACGACCGCAGCGCATCAGCCTTGTACTTCTCAGCGAGTTCAACGCAGCCGTCCGAATAGTGCTTGCGGTGGTGCCGGGTCATCTCTTCCACCTTTCAGGCCAGTCCTTCGGGAAATCACTCAGGCAGGGGCGCCCAATCAGCATTTTCATCGTCGTGCAAGTGCGTCACGTCTTTGAGGTTGGCGCTATCGCGCCACGCCAACACTGCTTCAGCGTTACCAACGCCGCCGCGCCACGAGGCGACGACCGGAATCAGGCGATATTATACTTGCCAAACCCATGGCGAAGCAGTATATTGGAATCCATAGGAGATTCCGCCATGTCGCTTCTGAGCCAAAAACACCTGCAAGATGAGGAAGCCGCTTACGCCTGGGTTGAGGCCCGCGTATGGCCGGAAGGCCCCGTCTGCCCCCACTGCGCAGAGAAGGCGCGCGTCTCAAAGATGCAGGGCAAGGCAACCCGGTTCGGCCTCTACAAGTGCTACGCCTGCCGGAAGCAGTTTCGCGTGACCGTGAACACCATTTTCGAGAAGAGCCACGTCGCCCTGCATCTATGGCTCCAGGCGTTCTATCTGGTCGCTGGTTCGAAGAAGGGTATCAGCTCGAACCAGCTTCACCGCACTCTAGGCGTGACCCTCAAGACTGCGTGGTTCATGTCGCACCGTATCCGTGAGGCAATGCGTGCTGGCTCTCTGTCGCCTCCAATGGGCGGCAACGGTGGGGCGGTGGAAGTCGATGAGACCTACCTCCATCTGACCGATGCAGCGCGCGATCTGCAGGCGAGGGGCGTCAAGGTCGTTCGTCGCGGCATGCACCGGGTGATCTTGACCCTTGTGGAGCGTGGCGGCGACGCCCGTAGCTTCCACGTCGAGACCGCCAGCAGCGGGACTCTGCTGCCCATCGTGCAGGAGAACATCGCCAAGGAAGCGCTGATTGTCACTGACGACGCAGCCTACTATCGGTTCTTGAAAAAGCGCGGCCACAAGCACGAAAAGGTCAACCACTCACAGGAGGAGTGGGTACGCGGCACCATCCACACCAACACCGTCGAAGGCTACTTCTCGATTTTCAAGCGCGGGATGAAGGGCGTCTATCAGCACTGCTCGGAGAAGCACCTACACCGCTATCTCGCGGAGTTCGACTTCCGCTACAACAACCGCGTCAAACTCGGCGTGAACGACGAGCAGCGCGCGTCTAAAGCGGTGGCTGGCGTCGTCGGCAAGCGACTGACCTACCGAACGACTGGTTCGCGAGCCAAGTGAGATTGAATTATCCCGCGAACTCCGGCGGGCATTCCTTCTATGGAGGACCCGCCGTAACCCCTAAGAACACTACAGGAACATTGACGCCGCGTGACCGATTCGGCTATTGTCAACTCTGAGTCGAAATATCAGAGAGCCAGATGGTCGATTTCGGCGCCATCCTCGAACGTCCAAGGTGGGCATTAGCGCGTTCTCGCGCTAATGAACTCGCCGCGTCGTATTCTTCTCCGCCAATACCCGTCAAAGAAATCGCAGAAAGCAACGGCGTGGATGTCGTGTTCGCGCGATTTCGGCACTTAGATGATGTCGTTGCAGGGTTTTGCGATTTCGAGGCTCACAAACTGTATGTCAACGCCGGAGATGGTATGGCTCGGCAGCGTTTCACAATCGCTCATGAGCTAGGCCACTGGGTTTTGCATAGGGAGTACTTCCTCGCCCACCCGGAATCCTATCCTGTCCTGCCTCGCTTCGAAAAGCCTGACAAGGACAATTATATGGAGAAGGAGGCGAATAGCTTCGCCGCCCATATACTTGTCCCAGAACGGCTTTTGACGCCTGTTAGGCGCTACCCCGTTTCGAAGTTGGCTCAACTGTTTCTAGTGTCGCGTGAAATGATGGAGCATCGTTTGAAATATGCCTGACGATAATGGTCAGGCTGACCAACCAAAGCCCAAGAAAGCGGCCGGAAACAAGCGGCGCCCCACATTAACTGAGGCGAAGCTTTCCGTCGAAACCGTTGAGGTAACCCAACAAGGCGGAGAGAAAGAATATGAAGATGACTTCTCGGCCAAATCTGTAACCGCAGAAGCCGAATATACTCATCTCACGGGGCTCCAAGACCACTATAAGCACAAACGCTATTGGTCTTGGTTCCTGATGGGGCTAATGACGGCTATGATTATCTTTCAGACTCTTGTGATTTACAAAGTTGGCGTTAAGTCCTGGGATTACACTGAATACAAGTGGCTTTTACCGGCGTTGCTGGTGCAAAATCTCGCCCAAATCGTCGGGCTCGCCGTGTTTGTCGTAAAATCCCTATTTGCGAATTTGGATCGACAAGGAAAAGCAAACTCCTAATGCCCAAGCGCAAAGCCCCACCTGAGAAGCCCAAGGACCAGTTCAAGCGGTTCGTAGAGACGGCGAAGAAGCACGAGGTTGACGAGACCGGCGCTCCTCTGGAGGAGGCATTTAAGAAAGTCCGGGCTCCTCGGCCAAATGCTCCGCGAGGTGTCGCATCAGGCCGCGGGTCGCGTTGAAAATATCGCGGGCCTTATCGGGGGGGACTATCGCGTCTATGTGAGCGAACCTGTTCCGCCACGCAAGCTTTACAGCATGCATGTGAGCGGATACCCCCGCATAAAAATCGACTTCACCCTTGATGGTGCGGTCCTTGTGTTCTTTCTTTAACTCGCTGTCGATCGCTTTCAACACAGGGTCCCAGTTTGGCCTTGGGTCGTTAGGCAGAAACCGCTTACCCAAAATCTGTAATGGCACCTCAAGAGCTCTCATCAGGTGAAATGCACTGGCGGTATAGCGCTCGAGCCCTAGGCACTTCCCTGCCTCTTCAAGGTCAGCTACGGCTCTTGGGAACGCCTTCACTACCTCATCCCCGAATAGCGGGACGGCGTTGTTGTAGTATGCTCCGTCGTCCTCTGACAGGATCAGGATGGAGCGGTCTTGAAGATCCTCTCTGATCCGTTCTGTCAGTTCGTCAAAGCGGTATGGGAAGTCCCCAGCCTCGAAGTCGTTCCGGCAAAGGTCGATAAAGCGATCCAAATGCCGTACGGCGCTCTTTGCTTTCAGTTGCTCACAGTAAGCTCGCAGCTCGCCCAAATTCCCGCTGAGCGTGAGTCGCAGTTCAGCTCCGAATATCTTTTTTTCGCCTTTGAACGATTGGGCTAGGTTTCTGGCCTTCTCCAAGAGCTGAGCGTACTCGTAGAAGCTTCCTGCGTTGTATTCCAGCATGTCCCACAGGCTCACGAGCCCGCGTTTAGGCCATTCCCGCTGCGCCGGGCAGTGCGCTAGCTTATTGGGCATGGCTACACCCCCGCCATGGGTTTGGCAAGTATAACATCGCCCGGAATCATGTAACGGCCCGCGCCGTTCCGGCCACGCAAGAGGAACCACGTTCCATCTTTGGGCGGCGGAAGTATTTCAACTGATTTGTATGCGCTCATTTCCGCTTTCCCTTCCGATCCGCATCAAACACCAGTCTGCGAATTGCATCTGCACGGCTCAATGGCGGGTCCTCGCGCTCCCTGAGCCTGTCCACGGCGTCGAGAAACCGCTGGTCGACGCGGATGACGAGGTTTTTATCGTACTTGATGGGCGCACTGTTGCTCATGCGCCATGCATATACGGCGTAATTGCCGGTGTCAAATCTTTTGTATTGACCGCGTATATACGGCGTGATACTTTACATGAAGTTGAGGGCGGAAACCGCTGACACGGCCCGCCCTCGATGTCTCAACCCACTTCTGCGAAGAAAAGGATTTTCGACATGAAATATGTAGCACCTCTCTCTGCCCTTGTCATCGCGTGCGCTCTGCTCGGCCTGCAAGTTGTAGGCGGACTGGAGCACACGGAGGGCGGCTCGCTCTACACGCGGGCCTCGATGATTGCCGCCATGATGACGCTAGCTGTCCTGCCGGTGTTCATCGAGGCGGCGCGGCGCTCCGGGCATGGCTGGATTGCTCTGGCCCTGGGCGTCTCGTTCGTCGCCTTCCTCGCCTATTCGCTTCCCGCTACCACCGGGCGCACGGGCGAGATCAAGGAAACCAGCGCGGCGGCCGCGGGCAAGGTCCTCGAGGACAAAGCGCGGATCCAGGCCGACTACGATGCCACGAAAAAGCTCGTTGACGAGTCGAACGCGTGGCAGCCCAAGGCCTGCGCCGGCGGCCGCGGCAAGGACTGCCGGTCAGCGACGTTCATCCTGAACCAGCGGCAGGCCTCTCTCGAGAAGCTCGGCAAGCAGCTCGAGGCGTTTCAGGCTCCGCCGCCTGGGGACCTCGGCTCCGACCTTTGGGCCTGGGCTCTGTCCGGGCTCGGGGTCACGGCGGCGACGGTGCGGAAGGTGTCCGTGCTGGCGTTCGCCATCGGGCTCGACTTCGTGATCTGGTCACTGGTGGCGTTCACCACGCATTCGTGGCCGCGTTCGATCACGGAAACGGCTCCGGGCACCATCACCGACGACGAGATCAAAGAGTTGAAGCGCGTCGTCGGAAACGATCCCCTCCCGCCTACGAAGGCGATCGTTCCTGACCCGAAGGGATCGAACATCATCCCGTGGGCAAAGGCGTTTGAACGGGAGCATTCTCGCAAGCCCCGTTTGGACGAGGCGCTCGCGGCCTACCCTGAAGTGGCTCGGACAACGTGCTGGCGACGGCTCAAGGCCGCCTAAGGCGGCGTTAGGCGCTCAAAACCTAAACCCCGGAGGTTATCCCTCCGGGGTTTTTTCATTCCGTCTCAGTACCAAGGCAGTGTCACGCCGCTTCCAGGTCTTCCAGCGGAATTTCGACAGGCCGCTCCGTCCCGAGCATTGGGATGATGATCCGGGCCGCGCACCCGTTGATGCTGTCGATGGGCACGATCCAGTGTTGCAGCGGGCCACGCATGATCTCCACCTTATCGCCTGCCACGAACGCTTTGTGAACCCGGCTGGAGCGCGTTGGAACCGAGCCGCCCGACATGCGCGCGAGGCGCTGGATGGCGTCTTCCGAGATCATGGCGGGTCGGCCGTCGAATCCGACCACGCCCTGCACCAGCCCGCGTTCCCGATAGGCGCGGATCACGTCCCAGGGGTCAGCCCCCGACGCGAACACGTACCGGGGCAGCATCGGGTAGTTGTGCGGGACCTTCCGCTGCCGGCCCACGCGCTTCCATTTGACCTCGGTGGGAGTGAAGGCGCGCATCCCGCGGCGTTTCAGTATCTCCTCCACCGCAAATTCTCTCTGCGGGGCGGTCCGAAGGGCGTACCAGCTTGTCATTTTCGATCATCCTCAGAATGGTACGCGCGGACAGTGTGGAGATGCGGATTTTTTCGTGACCGAGGGCGTCGGCATATTTGAGCGCGCGGCGGATTTCGTGCTCGTGGTAGGGCATCGTTCTCATCTGTCCCTCTCCACCAACGCCTGCACGCACTGGGCTGCGATTGCGACCGGACAGGACTCGTCTCTTGCGATGACGTCGGCGATGGCCTGGCGCTCGAGATCGCAGGCGAGCTCCGTCGGCGTTTCGATGACCTGCATGTCGCCGGAGGCCAGCAGGACCATGAGTATCCAGCCCTCTGTCATCCTGGGACCCCTTCGGTTGATAGAGTTGCACTTAGGAATTTATCGAGCGGCCACTCTTGGATGAACCAGCCTTCGGGAACCAGGGACGCGACGTGACTGTCCGTCTTCCCGCGCTCGGCTAGGTCTCGGCTGGAGTAGACGCCGACGACTTCCAAATAGTGGAGCAGGACGTAGCAGGTCATCCCGGCGCCCTCCGCGTGACCCTGGTCTTGCGAGACTTTTTCTGTCTGATCTTGGCGCTGGCATCGAGGCCGTAGCCGGCGATCCGTTCGGGCTTGCCGTCTTTGATGCGAAAGCCCTTGAGCTTGATGCGGTGGCCGGTCATCACAGCAACTCCAGTTCGCGGAAATTCCTGGCTTGTGGAACGCGCTGTTCGAAACTCCCCGTGACGCCTCGGTCTTTCCGACCGGGATGCCCTTTAGGACTGCCTAACCGCACCGGAACCCCGTTGAACGCCTTGCCGTGGTGGCCTGGGCAGTACGGAGAACCCGGAAGTTTCTTGCAGCCGCAAAAGCCGAAGTCGGCGCTCTTCGGATCCCCGTATGGATAGCGGCACTGGTTGTCTTCAAGGTCGATCAGCTTGAAGAGTTTGGCGGGGCGCTCGGGCTCGGGCGGGAGAGGTTCGCCAGAAAACGTCGGCGCGAAAGGCTTCTTGTCGGAGCGCACGTGGAAATATTTCGGCTTGCGTTCCTTCTGGCGGGCTGCCTTCACGTCCCGCTTGCGCCGGATCATCCGCTGCGCGACCCGATGGCCGCCGAGCCCCATGCGATGCAGCTTGCCGATCACAGCGTTGCGGGTCACGCCGCCCAAGCGCGCCGCGATCAAGCTGCAGCTCAGCCCGTCCGACCAGTGCTTTTTCAGAAGTTCAACGCGATCGTCATTCCACATCGTCAGCCCCCGCTGGTTGCTTCGCCGGTCATGCGCTCGGATCGTTCCGTCAATTTCGGAAGTTGCTTGATGTGCGGCAGCGGGCTGTCGTCTTTCGGCCAGCGACTGCCAATGGTCATGATCTCGCCAGCGGCGATCGCGCGCTGCTCGAGGTCGTCACGGCCAAGCTTTCGGAGATGGACCATCCAATGGTCCCACTGGCAGTCGTTCGAATGGATTTCGAAGGTCGGGACTGCCTCCCGCACTTCACTTTTCAAACCAGATTTTGAATCTTCGCGCGCACGCGCGTTGGTGGTTCTAGATGGTGGTTCTAAAGTGGTGTTTCGTGGCTCACCAATTGAGCCTCTTATTTTTCCGGGTGAGCCCCTTAATTCGTCCGGTGAGCCGCTTCCGTCGCTAAGGGGCTCACTCTGAGCCCCTTCTTTTCCACAATCATCCACAGCTGATTTTTGGACGATCACGAACCGATCTGCAGCCTCTTCGTCGCGCTGGATCTCGTCGTAGCCATCGTGCAGACGCATCAGCATCCGCAGGTTGAATTCGTACTGCGTCGTGGAGCGGGGGCCCTTGCCGCCTTCCTCGATCACCGTCAGCAGCCCGACCTCGCGGAAGCCAGCCAGGATGCGCTTCACCGTGGCGAGCGAGGCCTGCGCGTGCTTGGCGAGCGTGTCGCGCGCCGGGTGGATCGAGCCGCCCTCGTCGTTGGCGTAATCGGCCAGCTTGAGTGCTATCAGCAACGTGCTTTGCGACGGCCAGGGAATATCCCAAACAATCGACATCAGGCGGATGCTCATGCGTGCACCCCAGCCTTGATTTCGTCACGCGCTGCATTTAGATTCTGCACTGTCAACCTCATTCGCATGGCTGTGGATTGGTTGGGTGTAACGAGTTCATTCAGCTCTTCCCCCGGTGAGCTGCAGCGGGCCCTTCCACAACGAAGGGCCCGCCATTTTTTGCCTACGCCGCCGCCGCGAGCCGGGGCTGGGCCGCGAACTCGCGCAGCGACTTGCCGCCGTCGCCGAGACGAGCCAGGACCTCCCAGAACTCCTTCAGGCTGACCTCCTTGGCCGGTGCACCGTTGACGTGAAGGTGCATGGCGCCGTCCGGGGCCTTCTGGAGAGCCGTGCGGAAGTCCTCGGCGGGCTTCAGAGGCTCTGCGTCGCTCTGCCGGGACGAACTCCGGATGCCGCTGTAGGCGATCGAGAGGCAGAACGGAGCCAGGTACGTCGTGATGGCGGCGATGATCGCGCCGAGCACCAACTGCGTCCACGAGAGCGCCGACTGCGAGGGCTCGTCAGACCATGTGGCGATCTGAGCAAAGCCTGCCGTCTGGTTGACGATCTTTGACGAGTGATACTCCGTCGTGTCCGCCACCTCGACCTTCTTGTCGATAACGCGCTGCGTTGCCTCGATGCGCGCCGTGAGGTCGGCGGCCTGCTCGACGGTGGCGACCTTTTCTTCGAGCGCGCCCTTCTCCATCATGAGGGCGAGGCACTTGGGGCCGCAGCCGCCGCGCGCCTTCTCCTGATCAATCGCCATCGTTGCGGCTTCGATCTGAGCTCGCAGGCCGTCAGCCTTGACGGTAGTTGCCCACGCGTTCTGCTCCATCAGCGTTGCGAGTTGCTCTTTCCACAGGTCGAGATTCGCCACCTCGCGGTCGCGGCTCTTCTGCGCTTCAGCGTATCGGGTGTTCTGCACGCCGGTCTGCTGGGTGTCGGAAACCCGCGTGCCGACGGTGTAGCCGAAGTGCGTGCCGTACTCGCCAACCGAGAAACAAACGCCGGCAATGGTTGCAATGATGGCGGCGGTGGAGCGGCCGCTGGAGCGGTAGATCTCGGCGCCGATGAACGCGATCGAGACGGCGATCGCGAGCAGGCCGAGAATGATGGCGTGCAGCGTGCTCATGGCGCGGCCGTACTCGAAGGCCATGCCCATGCCGACGAGCAGGGCGGCCAAACCAACGTAGAGGGCCGCCTTTCGGACGGCAGCTTCACTGAGGGCGGAATGCATATCGGAATCCTCCGTTGCGGGGAGTTGGGGGAGACGCGGGGGACGCAACAAAGGACACGAGGGCGGGGTCGTTTACTCCGTGAACTGCTTGGCCGCGTACGGCTGGTAATCCGTGCGGGTGACAATGCGGGTCGGGATGTTGTCGGAGTCACGCTCGACGATTTCGCCGAACGTGCACGCGGTCGTAACGTTCGGGTTGCCGGTCATGGTGATCGTGCAGTTCTCTCCGATGCGCAGCGGCTTTCCGGCGGCGTCATGAATGACAGGCGGCGGCGTCTGGTCGCCTCGTGCGAAGCCTTCGGGACGCAAGCCGGGAGGGGCGCTCGACAGGCTTTCGGGACCGAGCTGCGAGGGCAACGGCGGCGGGAGGTTGTCAGGGCGGGCCTGCGAACAGCCAACGAGAAACGCATGGATGCGCTCCGCCAGAGCCACAACGTCCTCTTCTGCGTTCGCGCGTGCATCGAGCGCGAATTGCATGGCCATCACGCGAAGGTCTTCAGACATTGTACGTCCCCTCTGCTACTTCGATCGTCGTTTCCTGACCGGTGGCGCTCGCAATGGTGAGCGCGTGCTGGATGGAACGGAACGGCGCGCCCTCGCTCCCGTCGTTGGCATCGTCTCCGGTCGTGCTCACGTAGAAGGTCATCGCTCGTTCTCCTGATGAGGGGCGGCGGGAGGGGCAGGGATGAGAACTCCCCCCGCCGCGCTGCCGGGTGCGTGGCATTGGAGACGACACACGTCCGGCAGGGTCTCGTTGATCGCAAGGCCGAAGCAATGCCCCGGGGTCCAGGGCATTCCGCGCGAGTTCCGCAAGGATCCCGCGATGATGTCGCGGGGGAGCACGGGTTTCAGCATCGCGTAGCCTCGCGAGAAAAAGGGTCAGGTGCGACGCGGTACCGGGGTGGAACTCAGGCGTGGGCGGCGGCTTACGGCCATCCCCAACAACCTGTCTGCCGTAGGTTGAACCTACGCTCGGAAAGGGCTATAGTCAATCTCATGGTGATGTTTTGGAAAACAGACGTGCGGAAAACTGTCGGTAAGACGAACTTGCCGGCATGGCAAAGCCGACGTTCAATGAACAGGTCATGAAAAGCTTCGGATCAGCGCTACGAGCGGCGCGTGAGGCCGCTGGATTCAAGCACGCCAAGGCTTTTGCCGAGGCGCTGAGCGTGCCTGACCACCGCTACCGCGCCTGGGAACGGGGCGAATACACCCCTGATCTGATGACCCTGACGCGCATGTGTCGCCTACTCGACGTGGAGCCTAATACGCTCCTGCCGCTCGCCTTGAAGCGGAATACGAAGGCGTCCTCCGGCGGCTCGAACCCTCGGGCAGTTGCATAGCCCTCGTGTACTGCCAAGCCCTTGTTAAGGTTATGCGTAAGCGGACAGTCTTTCTACGTCAGGCGAATGACTGACGTACTACATCCCCCTGATTTCAACCCAGAGCCAACCTGCCCCGATCGCGGCGAGGAAACCGCCGAGGATGAGCGCAGCTCCGTGGAAAGCGCCGTGGGCGATCTGCTGGGCGAGAATATAGCCTCCCGCTGCAAACAACGCGGTCGCTATCAGAATGCTGATGAAGCGGCGCACGGGCTACCTCGCGAACACAAAAAGGGCAATCAGCCCCAGAATGATAAATGGCCACAGGAACGTTGCAATTACCGCCACGATGATGGACGGGAGCCAGCCCAGCCCGACGCCAAAAAGGTATCCATATTCTGCGATGCAGTAGATCCAACTGGCCGCAAAAACGACAACACCGACCAACACCCCAATCGGCCCCGGGTAGTCTTGCATTTCCCCCTCCCGAGTTCGGTCGTCAGCCGTATAAGCGCCACGCCAGGCCGATGAGACCCGCCGTGAGCACCACGCCCAGAACAGTCAAATTTCTTGTCCTCTCGTGCAGGCTTCTGTTCTCCGCCCTTAAATGCACCACCTCGCGATGGAGCGAACGCAGCACCTGTTCGTCAGTCATGCCTTCACAAGCGTCTAGCTGAGCCGCCGTGTTGATGACCTCATCCCTCCACCTCGTGAACGACGACATGTCCGCCGGCCCTCTCCCAGTCAAGCGCGCAAGCTAAACCTCTGTTTTCGCACCAGCAACGTAAACGGACGATTCCGTTCCTCACATCGCGTAGGTATAACCTACACATTTCTGTTGACCTGCGTTATCGCGTAGGTTAGACCTACACGCATCACCGGGGATTGAGACGCTTCCCACTAATGACGGCGCGGCGCTCAAAACAGGTGATCCCGGCGGGGATGGCGAACCCTTCCTCCCGTCTAAGCCCCGCCGGGCACGCAATTCGAAGCAGAGGCGCACATGAAAGTCTTTGTCTCAACCGATCACGAGACCCACTGGCCCGTAGGCGGTGCATCTGTGGTCGTTGCTGAGGCCGAGGCGGACGCGCGCACCCTGCTTACCGAAGCGCTCAAGAAGCACGGTCTCCAGCAAACGGAGCCGTTCACGCTTACCGAAATCGACACGACCGTGGCCGCTGCTCACGTGCTGAGCGACGGCGATTACTGAACCGCAACCGGGGCAACCCGGAGTGGGGGCGGGGGAGAGAGCGATGAGGGCCGATGTGCGGCGCTGTCTCCCCCGAGCACCAAACGAGGATCGCCATGCTTCAGACCGTCGAGCAGACACGACCTGTAATGCACACTACAGCCGACCGGGTTCTCGCTCCGACCGACGAGAGCTATGCGCCCCTGAAGCGCGCCTTCCATTTCTTCAACGACAAGCTGTTCGCCTCGTCGCTCCCTGACTGTCTGATCACGCTGCAGCGGGGCAAATCGTATCGCGGCTATTTCTCCCCGGACCGTTTCCGGCACAGGGAGAGCAAGCGGGCGACCGACGAAATTGCGATGAACCCCGATTGCTTTGTCGGTCGCAGCGAGAAGGACATTCTCTCCACGCTGGTCCACGAGATGGCGCATCTCTGGCAGCAGCATTTCGGGAAGCCCAGCCGCACGAGCTACCACAACAAGGAATGGGCGGCGAAGATGGACACGCTCGGTCTCACGCCGTCGAGCACGGCCGCGCCGGGCGGCAAGCGCACTGGGCAGCGCGTCTCCCACTTCATCGTCGATGGCGGCCCATTCGATAAGGCCTGCACCGAGTTCCTCGAAGCCGGAGCGGCCGGCATCGTCTGGTGCTCAATGCCGACGGTGTCGTTGGGCAAAAGCGGCAAGCGCGCCAAGTACACATGCCCCGACTGCAGCACGCATGTTTGGGGCAAGTCGGGATTGTCGATCACCTGCAATGCCTGCGCCTGCGAAATGAGCGGGGAGGCCTGACCCATGCAAAA